GTCTTCGAGGTCTCCCAAGTTCTGACCACCTGGCAGAGTAGACACTTCTGTGCCACGACCGCCCTCTCTTCTGGGGAGCCAATAATCTTCCAGCATGGACATGAACTTCTTGTCATCCTTGATTTCTCCTGTGTTCTGATCATAAGAGATTTTAGTTCTATACCTCGCCATCACATCACGAAGATAGTTTTCAGCTTTTGCCTTAGGTAGGTTGCCAACATCAATATAGAAAAGTCTCCTCTCGGGTGCTCTTGCCATACGATAGATAACAATTGCATCCTCCATCCAACGTAGTTGGTTGAGGGATTTACTTGCTTTGTTTAGGTAAGATAGTACCTGGCCTGAGTTGCCATCTACTAAACCTGATGTAATATAAGAAACGGAATCCCTGGCTAGCCTTACTGTTTCACCTTGCTTGCCACTATATCCCATACCATTACCCATATAGTTCATACCTTTCTTGTTATACAAGAAGTATTCAATTACCCTGGCGGGCATCTGGGTTGAAGCTTGGCCAAAAACCTGGGGTTCTTTGGAAGTGTGTGGCGCACTAGTATTCTTTAGGTTGGGAGCGGGTAAGGAAGGGTTCTTGCGATACTCACGAATCAATCTAATTTTTAGTGAATCAATATTTCTAATATCTGTAATACCACGTTCTGGCTTATTAAGATCAATTACTTTATGATAAAATAATCTTCCATCAATATACCACTTACGGAACATCTCATGTGCTTTATTATTAAAATCTAATAGGTGAAGAATATACTGAAACTCTTCTCTGATAATAGTTTTAATCCTTTCTGATACATCTAGGTTAGATAAATCAATTGCAACAGGTGTATCATTTGTATCTGATACAATAGCCTCATTAACAATATCTTCAATAGCACTATCCACCTCTGGGTGCATAGCCATGCATCTATATCTACGAATTAAATCTGCATCCTTTGATCCCTGATCATCCAGGGGAATTCCATAACCAGTTAAACCTCCAGCTGCAACAGTTACCCCATCATCACGATTAGGTGGTATGGGTGATAACTTATTAATTTCTTCTAGTTCATCCTTTTTATAGGTAAAACCAAATAGACGACTACTCTGTCCTGGATTCACGGTGGTATTCTTAGTGTATACTAGTATTTATAAGCAATAAAAAAGGGAGGTATGAACCTCCCTGTAAAATATGTGCCCTGTATCAGGTAAGAACTTGATTGGGGTTGTTTTCTGGGGATTCCCAGTTGTTGTGACCAGAAATACTTTCTGCATTTTTCCCAGCTGCGTGCCAGTACTGGACACAGAAGGTAACATCGTATTCTTCGATGGTATCGTATTGATCAAATGCCAATGGAATATCAGCGATTTGAGATGGCCAAATACCATTAAACTCATATACTCTGAGCTGTTGACCTAAACGATCTAGCTGTCTTACTTCAGCTGTGCCCATGTAATCTGTGAGTTCATTTGCGCCAATGGCGAAGTTCATGTTCTGAATAACTTCAGCCCACTTCTCCATTGCAATACGAAGTTTAAAGTCTGTATCATTAATGATAGTAGTAGACCAATCCGCAAATTGTCTATCACCAGATACTTTAAGTCTTCTTCCTCTAAAAGGAACTTCAATAACACCAACCTGTGAACCAGGCATGGTTGATGCTTTTACCAAGTAAAGAGCCTTTTCAGTCAACTCATTGTCGTTAAACATGTTGCGAATAGCATCTGGGAAGGTAATTTCCACAGAGTACATAGTGGGCCTAACACCACCATTCGCGAGGGCTGACTTAAAGTTCTCAATACTTTTTCTGCTTACTAGTTGTGCCATAATTGTTTACCTCTCTTATATGTGGTGTGATCAACCCAATGAACTAAATCTTCTATTGAGGGCAATTGCCTCAGAGAAGGATACACCCGACTTCGTAGCTACGAAGTTCAACTGAACGAAGTTAATAGACCTGTTGGGTTTGATGTAGAAGTCTGCAACAAACTCATTTCTATCAACAACCTCTGGAGTGTTGTTGGAGTCATCACATACTACAAGGAAATCGACCATCCCTCGTTTTGACTGAACATCCCTTAGGAAGGGATTACAGTTGTTCTTAAAGTTTGTACGTGTCGGAACATCGTTAAACTCAAACAGAACGTTTCTAGAAATCTTTTGGATCTCCCTTTCAATATAGATAAACAGTCTTCTTACATTGATTCTACTGAAAGCAGAAGTGTAAGCTAGGGCTGTCTTATCACCATAAAGAACTGTACCTTCTCCTGGGAAAGTAGCAATAGGGTTGACTCTTGATGAGAAGAGTACATCACGTTGCTCCTTGGAAGGATCAAATCCTAGTTTTACAACATTAAGAATTTGTCCTCTGGACATACCAGCTGGTGAGAAGAATGGCTCAGATACAAGTGATGTACGAGTCATTGTACCAGCGATATCAGAGTTCAGAGGTATGTAAGCATACTTATCTCTAAACCTATCATACATGTACTTATAACCAGTATCCATAACTGCATAAGAGGAAGATGCAATTTGATCTGCCCACTCAACAATCTTCTTGGTGATAGAACCGTTATTATATACTCTTGTTGAATCATCAAGATCAAACTGCCTATCCCTTTGCTCATATAGAGCAGCGTTTCTTGGAGGAGAGATTAGAACCATTGCGGTTTGTAATCTTTCACCAAGTGAGATGAGGAAGTTTGCCTTACCAACAGCAGCTGCTGTTTTATCATTTTCAGACATTGCCACACCCTGTTGACCCAACTCAGCAAAGTGAGCTGAATCATATGCAGGACCCTGGATAATATAATCCAAGTCAGCAACGTTCTCTTCAGTAATTTTATTATATCCTGCCTGAACTTCACCTAATGATGCAGTTAGTTGATCTTCACCTCCAAGAATGATGTATGGTACATCTACCATAGCACCTGAAGCATAATCACCTACGTATCTAAGATCAACAGCACCATATCTGGGCTGTAGGAAAGCACATTTCAAACCAGTTGATACACTGGTATCTGGATCTACTCTACCATCATTAAGAGTACCAGATTTAATGGTATTCAGTGGTAGGTTAGAGAATAGGAATCGTGAAGTATTATTGATTAGATCCTTATAGTAGTTATTAGAACCTTCAATAGTTACAGCACCTCTGAGTTTTGAACACAATAGGTATTGATCAATGGAACTACCTTTCTTACCAGTAGCATCTCCAGTTGCATCATACACAATCATGTGCATCTCATCATCTTCAATTCCTAGATCTTGAGCATTTGCTGAAGTCTTAGGACGATCTGCAAACTGTCTCCAGGGAATGCCTTCATAAGCAATCTGTTGGGAATACCAATCAGATGATCTTAGTACCTGATAAGGAATAGGATTTTCTAAACCTTCAGTGTAAGTACCATCAAATACAAAATCATCTGCCTTAGGCTGATAATCAGTAACCCATTGTTCTGTGCGATCATTCCAAAGAATGATATCACCAACAGCACCAACTACTTTGGCTGGGCCTTGTAGAGTTACATTCTCACCATTCTCATCAATGAGGATACCACCTGCAATGTCTTGAGCTACCTTACCATCAAATACCTTTTCTCCATCAAAAGGACGGTTTGGCCAATACCAAGTCATTCCTTCATTACGAGTGTAGGTCTTAGGTTCAAAGTTCAAGTTAACAATCTGATTACCAGACTTGCTATAGAAGGTAAAGTCTCCCATAACATATACTTCATCAGCAGTTGCAATGATTTGACCATCACGATTAATATCAACAATATCTAAACTATCCTCTATATCTTCATACTCGCCATCTTTAGAGGCAAGAGCAATAGTGGCAACGCCATTCTCTACTCTCACAATTACACCCTTGTTAAGACCCAAGGAAATAACTGTACCTTCTTCTCCAGTAATAGATCCAACAACAAAAATAGCTCTGTCGTCTTCTACACCAGTATCTGAGGCTACATAAATGAGATCTCCTTTCTTGTATCCAGTATGAGAACCATCTGAATCGCCAAAGTCAAATTCATATTCAGAAACAGCACCGTTTGCGATGGTAAGATCCAACATCATTCCAGTGCCATCACCATCTGTTGTAGTAGCAACACTAGTTTTTGTACCAGTTGTAGTGCCATTACTAGCCAGGAAACCATTTCCTGGATCAGTGATGTTAAGAACGCCAACATTATCAAACTCAGAATCTTCTGATAGTACACACTTTAGATATCTGGCAACAGATGTACCAGGTAGAATGTTAGTATCATAGATTGGTTTTACTAGTCTAGTCTCAGGACTAAAGATAGTATTAGCAGTTTTTGAGAATATTTCTGGTTCTATTCCACCATCAATCGTCCCAGTATAGTCAGTTGAGTTGGCGTTGCCACCATTTACAATTATACCTCTATCAGTTGTCAGAAAAGGATCTGAAGTTTTAAGGGTAATTTGGTAATCTGCTCCTCTGTCAATAACAGCAACTGCTATACCGTTCGCCCACTTACCAGGAGTTCTTGAGAAGAACGTACCAGCATTTGGTA